TAATAAAATAATACTCTATTTTTAAAATAGTCAAGCACATATAAACGGCATATATAAGCCATATAAAATATATATAAAATATATACTTTGTGTTATAATATACTTTTATAAATTCCATATTTTATATGCTTTTATGTATAAATATATTTAAATTTTATTATTATTTTATAATATTATTTTATATATTATAAATTCATATAAAAAATAAATAAAAAAATAAATAAAAAAAATAATTTAATTAAATTTTATTTTAAATAAAAACCTTGTAGAAAGGACCCCCTGCTGTCTACATACAATATCAGCCTGTGTGTAATAGGACTATTATTAGCCACCATTTGTTCTTATGTATATATGTGTATGATCTCTGAAATACCTCACTCGAAAAAATTTAGGTGTAACCCGATTGAAGGTTCCAAAAAAAGGCAACCTCTAGTCTGACGCTAGAAAAATTTAGGTGTAAAGCAAGGAAAGGTTTCTAGATTGCTATTTCAGAAATATTTGTTATCCTATCCTTATGTATATATTAATAGATCTATTATGTGATTAAAGGTTATGGGTATTTGAAAGCCACAATACACCGCCAGAGGTAAAAAGACATTAATGCTTCGGTGTGCTTGTACTAATTGTGGTATTGTAAAGCTTTTCAGAAAAGCTAGAGTAGATTCGTGACAAACAAAGAGTTGCTGATGTTTAAAGCTTAGAAAAATAAAGCCATGAAACAGGTATTATGATCTAACTATACTTATGGAGGCACCAAGAATGCAAAATAGGCAAAGAAAAAGACAACTATATGTTCTCTGTAAATGCTGAAATAAAGTGCTTTTACCACTCTCTCAATGGTGAATAGCTAAAAAATGTCACTTATGCACTAATAAAAGTAAAAGTCAATGAAAAAATGAGTTGGCTTAAAGTAGCTTAAAACATCCAGTCGCTCCGAGACTAAAACGAAAAATGATTTCTCAAAAAAGACTAATATTATTTAGTCTTTTTAGTTCATTAGTTATATTTCTAGTTAGTATGGTATAGACAGTAAAAAATTAATAGTATGATAGCATAAATAATTCATAGACTTATAATTATTTCTTTCTCTAAATTCCACTCATCTTTAACCCATTGTATACACCTTTCCCATTTAGTATTTAGTTTCATAATATTAATTTAAAATGTAAACTTATGTTTACTTTGCTTATAAAATTTCTCTGAGGTAGGTCTAACCTTATGCCTACAAGATTTAGCATATTCTTTAGCTAATAATTTTCAGTTAAGTATATTGCACACTCTTTTCTTATATTTTTTAAATAGCTTTATTAGCAAAATTCTACATCTAAAAAATAAAATCAATCTATATATATTCAACTACTATCATAATCACCATTATTTCTATGAGCAAACGGAGAGTCTTTTTTCTTTAGCTTAATTAGGTCTAATAATTCTTTTACAGTTAACTCTTCATCATATTCATTAAATATTTTCTTTCATTTTAAATATTTTTGAAACTCAGCCCAAGAATTATAAAATTCTTTGTGGTGACGTATTGTAAAATCCCGACCGCAGCTAGATTTTTCAGAGATGTGTCTCGTTAAACCTATTACAACTTTTACATATATTTTCTCTCATATAATAATTCGTTCCCATTTTTATTTTAAAATTAATAATTTTTCTACAAATTCATTTATTGTTTTTAATTTTGGCTTATGTCTTCATGTCATCATAAGACTAATATAGCTAGCATCTATTTTTAGTTCTTTAGACATACTTTTATAGCTAGCTCAATGTTTTTTTCTAAATTTTACTATATTTTTCAATAGATTCATTTTATTTTCCCTTGCATATTCTTTTTCTCTAAGCAATTCTGTATATTTATTTTTATAATAGTTAAGCATGGTGATGTTTTTACCATTTAACTCTCTTATTGAAGTTAGTTTACCAAAATAACTTCCTTTTGTTCTTTCAGAATATTTATTTTTGTAAAATCTGTGTCTTTTACCAAAGTGTATCAAAACATAATTAATTATTAAGTAATAAGTATTCTTATTTTATCTATTTTATTCTAAAAGTCAAAAGTTTATTTAATTTTGACTTTATTTGTTTTACGTATAAGATAATAGTATTATTTTTAACAAAATTATATGGCTGTTATTTATGAATGAAAAATGTTATCTAATAGAGAAGTAAAAAAAAGAATAAATAAACAAGATAAAGACTCCATAAAAGAAGAAAAAATAAAAAAAGTATTATTTAGGAGTAAAATTCGGACAATTTGAGCGAAACCATTTTTTTATTTACTTGAAGGTAAAATAATAGCAGATTTATGAGAATATTATAAAATAATTGTTAAACCTAGAAAAATAGACTATAAAGGGGATTATGAAGTTATGATTATTAAAAAAAGAAGAATTCATTTTGATGATTCATGATAATGGGTAGTATATAAATATACTTTACACATAAAACTAAAATATGGCAAAGAAATTAAAAAAACTTAAAGAATTATCTAGGGTTGATGAAGTTGCAATTATGAAAACTATGGAAAAATTAGCATCTGTTGAACCATGAATGGAATTTGCAAACAAAACTTGAAACATTAGAGGTGATGATGCAAGCACGAAAGCAAAAAGAGATCATGTTGTAAGCTTACATTTAATGTGAATATCAACTAAGTCTATATTTGTACAAATAAATAAGTTAGCCACAGTTAAAGGTTGGGTTTGATATACTTCTGAGAAATCTGTGAAATCAGTTATAGCAAATCATTTTAAAAATTATGAGAAGCCAGATAATTTAGAATTAGAAGAACACTTAGAGGGTATAAAACAAAGTATGTATGCACAACAGGAGAATATTATTGAAAAAGCGTCGCTGTTTGTTTCAGACAAAGCAAAAAAATGGACACCATTTGAATATATGTGAGCATTAAAAGAACTTTATGCTATGAGACAACAGATGATAGAGAATAAGAATTGGAACGACTCTAGAAAAAATATTAATGCAGGTATTACTAATGTTACAAATCAATTAAATGTATTTGTAGATAATAGTAGAAAAATTGCTTTTTGAGAAATAGAAAATCCAGCTTTAGATGCATTAAAGGATAAATTAGCAACTAGATTTGAACAAAAAAAATTAGAAAATTAATTAAAATATTATGAAAATTTCTTATGGGGCAATAATATATTTAACATTAAGTTATTTATTTTTAATAGTATTTATAGGTTGGATTACAGTTAAATATTTTAAATATAAAACAAAATATTTAGCATTATATGAAAGCATAAAAATAGCAAGGAAAGCTAAAGAATTTATAACTAATAAATTAAAATAATGAGTTCAACAAATAGAAGTAAGGCAAGAGATACTCATATAGCAGATTATTATGTTACGCCCCAAAAACCAATAAAATCTTTTTTAGAAAAATTTTGTGAGGATGAAAATTATATTTTAAGAGGTGCTTTAATTTTAGATCCATGTGCTTGAGGTAATTTAGAGCATATAAATAAAGAAACTGGCGAATTTATAAAATATAATGATATGAGTTATCCAGAGGTATTAATTGATTTAGGTGTAGATAGTAATTTTCTTACTACAAACGATTTAAGGGAAGATAGTTTAGCTGCTCATCATTTAGATTTTACTAAATGGTCTGAGTCAAGTGTTGTTGGTTATAATTTAATTATAACTAATCCACCTTTTAATATTGCACAAGATATAATAGTTGAAGCATTAAAATGTTGTAAAGAGTGAGGATATGTGATAATGCTTTTGAGATTAAACTATTTTTGATGAAAGGTTAGGCAAGAATTTTGGAAAAAACACATGCCAATTAGAACATATGTACACAATAGAAGAATGGGCTTTACTCAAGATTGAAGAACAGATTCTGTTGAGTATATGCACTGTGTATGGAAGAAGTGAGAATATCCAAAAGAAACTAAACTTAGTTTAATATATGATTTTTAATTTATAAATAATAAATAATTATGAATAATTTTAATTACAGGCAGGATAAAACTAATCATCCTGAAGAAAAACCAAAAAAGATAACTAAAATACTAGAAACTGAAAGAAGTGTGCTTGAATCATTAGCTTGATTACAGCAAGTAACACAAGAAGAAATAAATAATAATGTTACAAGAGAAGAAGCAGATAGCCATACAGATTTATGTTGTAAGATTAATAAAGAAATAAGAAGAATTTTAGAAATTAAAAATACTCTTAAACCTGAAATAATTGAAAAACCAAAACTTACACCAGAAGAAATGACTAAAGAACTAGAAGTAAAATGATGTATGGATGTAAAGAATAAAAGAATACTAAGAAATTGTGCTGATTGTGAAGAAAAGAATATTTGTATATTACATAACCATAAATAATTATGAAACTAATAAATTGAGAATGTTTAGAGGAAATGGATAAATTAGAAGATAATAGTATAGATTTAATAATTACTGACCCCCCGTATAATACCATAGCTAGTAAGTGGGATAAATATGTAGATTTTAATAAATTCTTTGATTTAACTTGGGAAAAATTAAAACCAAATTGAAGTATAATAATATTTGCAAGTTGAAGTTTTACTCCTAGAGTTATGTTATCAGATATAGAAAATTATAAATATAAATATACTTGGATAAAAAACAATTCTACTAATTTTGTACATAGTAAAAATAGACCTATGACAAAACACGAAGATATACTTGTCTTTAGCAAAGCTCCTATGGGACATATATCTCAAATATGAGAAAAAAGAAGAATGATATACAATCCTCAATGATTAATTATTTGTGATAAAACTATTAAAGCTTGAAAAGGAAGATTTTGAACTATTGCATGAGTAAGACCAAGCCATAAAGCAGAATTTAAAAGAGAATACAGTAATTATCCTACTGATGTAATTTTAGATATTCCAGAACCTAGTGCTTGAAGTAAAATACATACATCTCAAAAACCTGTAGATTTATATAAAAAACTTATATTAACTCATTCTAATTGATGACTTATTGCTGATTTCTTTATGTGAAGCTGAACTATTTGAGTTGCAATTAATGAAATTAATAAAGAAGTGAAAAGGTATATTAAAAATCCCATTAAGTGAATTTGAATAGAGCTAGATGAAACTTATTTTAATATTGCTAAAGAAAGAATAAAATAAAAACTTTGAGAAGAATTTAAAATTATTAAATAATTAAAAAATGAAAAAACTAATAACACCTAAAGAGTTTATGGTAGGAAACGATCTTACTATATTAAAATACAAATGAAAAGAATATGTAGTTATATGTGACATAGTAGAAAGTACTAAAGAAAGAGTTAGGTTTATGATGGAACAAGCCTGTAGCTCATTAATAGTAGATGAGAGTGAGTGTGAGAATATTAATATTAAAAAATAATTATGAAAACAATAAACTTAGAATTAAGTAAAAGACTAGCTCCTTATTTAAAAAAAACTGAATATTGTTGGTTTCAAATGTTTAAAGAAGTAAAACCTGATATATGTACTTTTAATTTATATAGTGAAGAAAATTTAATATTTAAATATAAAACTTTAACATTAGAAGAAGCAATAGAGTTTTTGCCAAAACAGCTAGAATGATATTTTTTAAATTTCTGACCTTTTGATTTTACTTGGTATGTACAATATCAACATTGAATGAATATAACTAGAATACATTGAGTTAGTTGAAAAACTCTACTACAAGCAATAGAAAAAATGCTAGAATATTTACTTGATAACAATTTATTATGAAAACAATAACAGAACTAGAAACTGAATTAACAGAATTAATAGAAAAGAAAACACAAAACTTAAATATTCCAAGTATAGATAAACTAATAAAAGAAAAAAGAAATGAAATAGTGGAGGTTTTAGATAATATTATTAATAGATAGATTATGAAAGAAGTTTATTTAAAAGATATTGATTTAAGAAAAAGAAAAAACTTAAATTATATATATAATACAGAAGAAATAAAAATTATACAATTAGAGTTAGAAATAAAGCATCCACAAATATCTATGTCTTCTAAATGAAATATAGTAGTTGAATGATATTTACCTACAAACTATAAAAACTATGAATCATATAAAAAATGAGAAATAATGCAGTGGATACAGCTGTTAAAATGATATGAATGTATATGATTAATGTCGGATAAATATACTTTAATTATTACACTTAAAAGATATGTCTAAAAAAAGAAAAATAGCTTATGATATTTCTATAAATAAAAAATGTCCTAATTGTAAATTATTCTGTTGATTTTATTATAGATGTAAAGAACACCAAGAGCATTATAGAGAACATTGGGCAAAACAAAGATGAGAGATTAATTAGTTTATATTATTAATAATAAGAAACGATGAAGAAATCTGATAGAGAAAAATTTTATAATGAAACAAAGGGTAGATGTTGATATTGTTGAAGAAAAATAGAATATAAAGAAATGCAAATAGACCATATTGTACCTCAAAGAATTTCTTGAAACTCTAGATATTCTACTAATAATTTAATGAATAACGAAAATAATTTATTATGTTCTTGTAGAAAATGTAACCATTATAAAAGAGCAGAACTATTAGATAATTTTAGAGAAAATATAAAAACTCTACACGAAAGACTAAAAAAACAATATATTTTTGAGGTTTGATTAAATTTCTGAATTACCCAAATAAACAATTGGAGTTGAAAATTTTACTTTGAAATAATATGACTAGAAAAATTTACAAAATTAGGGCAAGTTTTAGAAAAAATTAATTAGTTTATATATTAAATAAAGGAATATGAATGCAATACAAATATTTTTAATTATATGGATAACATTATTTTTTATATGATTTTTCTTTTTAGATTGAGAATATGAAGATGGTTTTACGATAGATTTTTAATTACATAATATAATACTAAAGATGAAAGGACAAGAACTTGAAAAGAAATATTTTACAAGAAAAGAAGTGGCTAATTATTTTTGAATATCTATACCTAGTCTAGTTATGTTGATATATAAAAATTGATTAAAGGAAACTATAATGACTTGAAAAGAGGGATGGGGTAACAAAATTATTAGAATAAGTAAAGATGTTATTAATAAATTAGAATTAAAATTAAATAAATAAATAATGAAAATAATAAAAGACTTAGAAAATGAACTAACTACTCTTATAGAAAATAGAAATCAAAGTTTAGATAAACCTAGTATAGATAAACTGATAGAAGAAAAAAGAGATGAGATAATGGAATGTTTAAATAATATTAAAAAATAATTATGAACAACCAACCTTTAAAAATTGATGATACCAGTAGAGCAGATAAACTTAAAAAGAAAAAGTTAAGTAGGAAAACTCGCAAGATTAGAAATAAGGTTAAAGAAAATGTGGATCATTTAATTGCAAAACATAGAGAATGAAGTGAATATTGAGCTAATAAAAAATTATGAAATGTAGTTAAACATAGTGGGAAACATGATTTCTTCTGAACAATGCTACCACATGAACAACTTATAGAAGTTTTAAGATATAATTATAATGTATTAGATAAGGAAACAAGAGATGATATGATAGCAGAAATGATTTATACAATAGAATTTTATTTAAAATCATGAAAATTCTATAACGAAAAATGTTTTAAAAGAGGTAAAATGCCATTAGAATAACTTGTTTTTAACAAAAAAGATATAATATGAACATAAAAGAATTTAAAAAACTTGATCTAAATAAAATCCAATTAATAGACATAAGAGAAAAAGAAGAGTTTAAAACACTTCCTAAAATACCACAAGCTATACATATACCAAAAGATGAATTAATAGATAATATGAGTCAAATAAATATGAGTAGACCAGTATATTTAATATGCAGAACAGGAAGCAGAACAGACTTTATGGCAATAGTATTACAAAATATGTGATATAATACAATAAGTATAGAGTGAGGAATTGAGGCTTATTTGAATAATAATAAACAATGATAAGAATAGAAAAATATTACCTAGAATGATGTAAGCCTTGTAATTTAGTCCAAAGACACTTTGATAAACTAAACTTAAAAGTAGAACAATTTGAAATGTCAGATATAAAAAAAAGAGATAGATATATAAGAAATAAAAAGCTGACTAATGTACCAACTATAATCTTCTATAAATGAGAAAAAGAAATAGCTAGATTAAATTGAGAAATAAGTGAGAAAGATATTTTAGCAATAATAAAATAATATGACACCTAAAGAAAGACTAATACTATGATTATCAACTATACTAGCAATGTGAGTAGCAATTTATTTATTAAATTATTAGATTATGAGAAATAAAAGATTTACAAATATTATGAAAATAAACTGATTTATTCACTCTTGAAATAAATGGGATAGAGATGATTGATACCAAATATCATTTGTAGAAGATAGGGTTAGTTATACATATTGTGTAGTGGATTCAGAATGAAATACTAGTTTAAGCATAAATAAACACGAACTAATTTGAAGTTTGGCTTTAGATTGAATAATAAATAGATTATTTTAAACTAATATAAGGAGCTATAATAATACTTAAACAAAAACTATGAATAATTATATGCACATATGTAGTAAATGTATTTGCCCTTGCTGATGTAGTTATTGCCCTTATTGTAATGATTGATGTCCTCAATGTTGAAAAGGTAAAATGGTGATGACAGTTACAACAGCAACTACTGAAATAAAATAATACTTAATAAAGAAACGATTATGAAACAATGTAAGGCATGTAAAAAAGTAAAATATATAGACACCTTTGCTTGAGTATGATGATTTCATCTAGCTCTTGAACAATCAATTTGAAAAGAGAATGTAGAGTGCATTGGTTATTCAGAAATTGATAAATACGCAAAACAAGTATATAATAAGAGATTTCCAAATACCAAAGACTTAGGAGATATATCTGAAATAGATATAGATTTATTAGACGATTTTGATTTATTAACTGGTGGATTTCCTTGCTTTAAAGAGTGAACAATGATATTAACCAAAGATTGATACAAAGATATTAAAGATATAATAGTTTGAGACTATGTTTTAACTCATACCAATAAATATCAAAAAGTATTAAAACATTTTATAACACCAAATAAAAAATGAATTTATAAAATAAAAATACAATGAAGTTTAGATACTTTTGCTACAAATGAACATCCTTATTATGTTAGAGAGATGACCAGGAAGCGGAATAATAAAATCAGAAGATATGAAAGAATTTTTAGTGAACCTAAATGGAAAAATGTAGAACATTTAAATAAATGAGATTTTATATGATTTAATAGACAAGAAACTATTACAGAAAACACTAAAGAATTAAAGTTTTATAAATTAGTTTGAAGATTATTGGCCGATGGTTGGTGGTGAAAATATAGTAGATGACCCAATATATTTAGTACTTCAAATAGAGTTGTGTTATGTTGTAATAAAAATGAATATAAAGAAGTAGAAGAGTTATTAGTATGATTATATAATTATTCTAAAGCAGAAGAAAGAACAGTTTTAAAATACTATATTACTAATACGGAATTAGTAGATTATATGGAACAATTTTGAAAATATAGTTATTGAAAATTTATACCAACAAACATAATGTGATTAGATAAAAAATATTTAGAGCAATTAATATTATGATATATAGATTGAGATTGAACTAAAAAAAATTGATATTACAGAGTAACTTCAGTATCTAAAAACTTAATATTATGAATACAGCAATTAGTTCACAAGGTTTATTGAACACCAACGTCTATTTATTATACAAAAAGAAAACCTAAATGTATAATAGAATGAAGAATATGTAATCAAAGAGATAGTTTTGATTTAGATATTAAAAAAGAAAAGAAGAAACAAGATAATTGATTGGAAATAGGTTGATATATATGGCTACCCTTTAAATCAAAAGAATATTTAAATGAAATAAATACAGTTTATAATATAGAGGTTGAAAATGATAATTCGTATACAGCTAATAATGCGATAGTTCATAATTGTCAGGATGTATCAGTGGCATGAAAACAAAACTTAGAATGATGAAGAACGGTATTAGTAAAATACTTATTACAAATATTAGAAAAAAAACAACCTAAATATTTTATTTTTGAAAATGTTAAAGGATTGATGAGTAAGAAGTTTAACAAGTTTAGAAAAAGTATATTTGAAAGAATATGGGAAGCAGGGTATTTATTTAATTTTAAAGTATTAAATACAAAAGACTTCTGATTACCACAAAACAGAGAAAGAGTTTTTATAGTATGAGAAAAAATACCATTAAAAGATTTAATATATAAATTCCCACAATGACAAGAACTTACTACTTTCTTAAAAGATATATTAGAAGAAGAAGTTGACGAGAAATTCTATATGACAGATGAACAATATAATAAATTAAGCTATGAAAGTTTAAAAAGAATATATGATACCATCGCACCAACATTAAACACATCTCAATGATGACATAGACAACCAAAAATATTATTTAATAAATTTAATAATAGGATAATGGAAAGGGTTAGCGGTACACTATGAACTTGATCTTGATTTACAAACAAGCAATGATATATGGTTTGTAAAAAAATAATTACAAATGTAAACCCTAGTTGAAGATGAATTAATTGAAATATTTATAATATAAATACCCAGTCACCCACACTAACAACTAATAAAGGAGAGGGATTAAAATTTCAGAGGGAATGCAGATAAGAAAACTTACTCCAACAGAATATTCTAGACTACAAGGCTTCCCTGATAATTGGTCTACCGATTTTGTATCAAATAGCCAAGCATATAAACAAATGTGAAATGCAGTTTCAGTTCCTGTTGTTAAAAATATTTTTGATAACTTATTTAATGAAAGATAAAAAACCAAGAAGTAAAATATTTGAATATAAATGAAAACCTTATAAAAAGTGTACTAATTGTGGTTGCGATAGAGTCGTTTCTGATTTTCCAAGTAATTGATATGCTAAAAGTGGAATAAAAAGCTATAAATCAAAATGTAGAATTTGTTTTAATTTAATAGGCAGGAATAATAGAATTATAGATAATAAAGCTAATCAACTATTAAAAAGTAAGAGAAGAATATATACAGCAAACAATAAGGAAAAAATAGCCGAATATGCAAGAGAATATTATAAAAATTTAGAACCAGGTAAAAAGAAAAAACATTCTATACGCACACATGAAAACTGGAAAAAGAGAAGGGATAAAAAACTTAATTCACAAAAAATTAGATTACCACTAACAATATTAAAATGTGAATAGAATTATTACCAAGTAAAAGGTGATTAAAAAAACGTCCAGACTATAAAAGACCTAATAAAATAATTAGAAAAAAAATATAGTATAATTATTTTTTTGCATTTATGTTTCAAATAGGTATGATTAAGAAAAATAATTAACATATATATTATGAGGTTTAAGGATTCCGATTTACCAAAAAATTTAGAGCAATTTGATGAAAACATATTTATTGAAGAGCTAATGAATGCTGTAGATTGTTTTTCTGAACAAATGCAGCTGATGATAAATGAAGCATTAAAACATGCTGTTAATAAAACAGATTTTTTCCACATATATGAGTGGTTATATGATCCAGTAAAGTGGAGAATGCCAAAAGTGTCACTGGACACATTTCTTAATGACCCTCATTATCTTGGTAAAAAAACTAGAAACTGAGAAGGAATATATCCACAAGTAAGAAAAATATGTAGAGATATTATAGAAGGGGCTTATGTTCAAGCTGTGGAATTAGCGGGTATTTGATCTGGTAAATCTTTCTCATCTCAAATAATGGTAGCTTATTGGGCACACCATCTTTTGTGTTTAAGAGACCCTCATAAGACATATGATGTAGTAGCTGATAAGCCAATTACTATTATGAATATGTGAGTTACTTCTACGCAAGCTTTAGAAGTAGTTTTTGCGGGTATAAAAGCATTTATATATGGTTCTGACGGATATGATTGAAGTCCTTTTTTTATGCAATTTAATCCTGATGTTCAACAAACTTCAATAAGGTTTAAAAAAGAAAAAGTATTATTAACCTCATGAAACTCAAAAGCTACTACACCATTATGATTTAATATTTTTTGTGCGGTTTTAGATGAAGCCGCTTTCTATTTAGATAATGATGAGCAAAGTGTTGCAAAAGATATATTTGATTCGCTACAAGCCAGAATTATTTCTAGATTCTGAAAATGAAACTGACTAATAATGGCAATATCTTCTCCTAGATATGAGTGAGATTTCATCACAGAAATGATTTGAAGAAGTAGAGAAGTTACTGCTTCTTGAAGAAAAAAATATCCTTGAATATATTCTATCCAACTACCAACATGGAAGGCTAAAAATGAAAAAAATCTTGATATGGAGGGCAAGTTTTACTTTGATATTAGAAGAGGTGAAATAATTATTTGATGAAATCCAAAAAAACTTGAAAAAGAAGGCAGGAATATAAACTATATTGATTGATGACCAATTACAATTGATTATGATGTTCGGGAGATTCCATGAGATTTCCTTGTATCTTTTCAGCAAAACCCCGAGAAAGCTAAAAGAGATTTTTGAGCTACTCCATCTGCATCAATATCTTGATTTTTCTCAAACCCAAAAAAAGTAACAGATATGTTTGATATGTCTATTGAAAATCCAGTAATATCACCATGACAGTATAAATTTAAACTTAGACCACAAAGAATTCCTTATTTTATTCATATAGATATATGATTTAATAGAGATTGAAAATGAGATCATGCTTGATTTTGCATGGGCCACTTCTGATGATGGATTAAGGACGAAACAATAAATGAGTATAGGATGAGTTTTGTTATTGACTTAACAGAAAGAATTTGAATAACAGAAGACACAGGAGAAGTGGATCTTTCAGAGGTAAGGCAAAGAATTTATGATTTAAAAGATAGGTGATATGCAATTAAGCTAGTGACATTTGATCAGTATGCGAGCAAAGATTTCAGACAAATAATAGAGAAGAAATGATTTAGAACAGATTATGTTTCAGTGGATAAAGACACCTGACCTTATGATATTGTAAAAGCAGCTATATATGAAGATAGGATAGAAATACCATATGATGCTGTGTTAGAAAGGGAATTAAAACAATTAGAGTTAATTAAATGAACAAAGGTAGATCATCCACCATCTGGTTGTTTTACTTGAGATACTAGGATAGCATTAGCTGATTGAACTTGTCCTACAATGGAAGAATTGGTTAACAGAAAACATTTTGATGTTTATAGTATTGATAAAAGCTGAGTCTCTATTCAGTGAGGTAAAAACTGTAGAGTTACAAAAGAAACAAAAGAATTAGTAGAAATATTATTAGATAATTATTCAGTAATAAAATGTACACCAGAACATTTATTTATGACAATAGATTGAGATTGGGTTCAGGCTCAAAACTTAACACAAGAAATAAGTATAATGCCATTATATAGAAGTGTTAGCTTTAAATGATGATATGCGGAATATGAAAGAGTTCGGTGTCCTATTAGAAAAAAAAGAGTATTAACTCATAAATTAGCTGTATGACTACCTAAAAATAAAATAGTACATCACAAAGACCTTAATAAAAGAAATAATTCTAGAGGTAATTTAGAAATAATGTCACAAAAAGAACATGCTAGTCATCATTGAAAAGAATTTTGGGAAGTTAGAAAAAAACAAATGAAAGAATGATATATAAAATTAAACCATACAGAAAAACACTCTAATAAAATGAAAAAATTATGGGAAGACTGAGTTTATGGAGAAAAAAATAAAAAATGTAATATAGATTGATGTAAAAACAGGCACTCTGCAAAATGATTATGTTGAATGCATTATCAAAAAGCTAAAAGAAGAGGAAAATTAAATACAGTAGAAAGTTATCATAACCACAAGATATTAAGTATTAAAAAATTAATTCTTAAAGTTCCTATAAAAGTATACGACATAACTGTACCTAATACAGAGAACTTTGCTTTAGCTAGTGGAGTATTTGTACATAATAGTAAAGATGTAGCAGATGCTTTGGCTTGAGTTTGTGCTAATATAGTAGAACATACTCCAAAAAGTTCTATATCAATGCAAAATTTAATAGCTAAAGATGAAGACGAGAGTCCAGCATTAGCTCATCATAGAGCCATAAGGGAAAAAGAAAAATATTATGAAAGATTAAAAAAGCAAGTAGAAAAACAAATGGAAATGGATTATAAGATAGAAGTTTTACAAAGAGCTATAGAAGAAAAAAATAGTATAAGTTTATTTTAAAAAAAGATTTGACTTTCATAATAAAAAGAATATAATACTATTATATTAATTAATTATATTATATTATGAATATTTGATTTAGAACACCATCATTGAAATGAATGGCTAAAGCTAGATTTTCTCCAAGAAGATTTTTTGCACACAATGTAGGATTTAAAACTCCATATTGAGCTACGACTAATATGAAAAAACAAAATTATAACAAAATATATCATAAAACTACCTTTAGTTTAAAATGATTAATAACAAGTTTATTTAGATAATTATAAAATTATGGAATCTTTTAAAAATATATTAGCGTTGATATTATTTATCACATTCTTTTTTACAGACCCTAACACTTATACTAATAAAGGAATATTAACATGGTCTTTTTTCTTTATTATAGCTGTTAATTTACCATAATAATCCGTATATAAAGTGTATATAAAAAGCGTTGTATTTATAGTATAATGCTTTTTTATTTGCATTTAATTTCTGAATAAGTAATATTATTATTATATTAATAGTAATATTATTTTACACCTTTTTAAATGAGCAAAAAATATAAGAAAAAGAAATCTGATAAGATTTGAGTTAATACTCTTATAGCAATAGGTAAAAAAGAGAAAGAAGGTAGAATGAAAGCTCTTGCTTTAGATGACGTTAAACAAAAAATGATTAGCAAGAAAAAAGATTGACTAAGGAAACCCTCAGTTATCTCTTTTGCAGTTCTAAGAAGAGTCGCATTATCCGATGCTATAATAAGAATATGTATCAATGTTATAAAAAAGACAGTGTCACAAAGTAAGTGGCAAATAAAAGTAAAAGATAGGTATAAAAAAGATAAAAAAGCAGAAGACAAATATGCAGCTGAGATTGAAGAAGCATATTTGTTATTTGAAGACATGAATGAAAATGACGAAAATATGAGAATGTTATTAGATAGAGTAATAGAAGACATATTAACATTAGATGCCTGAGCTATAGAAATAGTTAGAAGTAAAGACTGAAAAAAGATAGTTCAACTAAATTCTGTAGATGCAGCTACTATACGTCCTGTTGTGGATAATTATTGAAATGCACCAGGCCCTACAGCATATAAACAATTTGTATCAGACAAAGATGTAGCAAATTTTACTAGAGATGAACTAATATATATAATGGCTAATCCTCAAAATAGTTTAGAATTATATTGATATTGATTATCTCCGATAGAGAGTATAATGATGCAAGTGCAAGCTAGTATGGAGGCTGAAATGTATAATATGAAAACATTTTCTTCTAATAATGTTCCAGCTTGATTATTAGATTTAGGAGATATAACTGAGGAAGAAGCTACATGAGTAATGGCTACTTGGAATGCTACAGTTATTTGAAACACTGAGGCGATGAAGTTTATGTGGTGAAGTTGAGCTGATAGAAAGTATACTCCTTTCCAAAAATCTAATAAAGATATGCAATTTAGCCAATATATTGAGTGGTTATCTAGAATAAAACTTGCTACTTATTGATTAACTGCCCAAGATGCAAATATAGATGTTGATCTTAATAGGAGTACTGCTGAAGTTCATGCTTCTATGTCAAACGCTAGATGAGTTAAATCTATGAAAAGATTAATAGAAGAATATTTCACAAGAGGTATAATTAGAAAAATGTGAGATACAGATGGATATAAAAAGATAGAATTTGCATTTATTGATATAGATACTCTTGCTGATTCATTAGTTTTAGCTGAAACAGATGAGCTAAATATAGCAAACGGTATATATGCTCCTCAATATGTCCAAGAAAGAGACTGATATCCTATAGAAAAAATTACTCCTCCAGCTCAGGTAGTAAAACCAGAGAAAAAAGTACCAAAACCAAAAATTGATAGTAACAAAAAGAAACCTTTAAATGATGATGAATAAAAAATGAATAATTATACCATAGAATTAAATCCAAAAGTTACATTAAAAGAGTTTAGACATCCTGTTAATAAAAATTTGTTGTGCAGAGCTGTCTGAAAATGACATATAGAGATACTTGATAGAAAGTCTAGGCAAACAATTTATGTATGACCTACAAGAAAAAGTAATGATGAGGGTTTAAAGGGAGTACAATTTCAGAGCTTTTCTAGAGACTTAAGATGTCCTAATTGTAAAAGATTATTATGTAGATGACTATGATATTGATTAATAGTTGAGATTAAATGCACTCACTGTAAAGAAGTACACGCATTTAAAATGAAGAATTTATATGATATGTCATACAAGACATTACCACATAGGGTACAAGAAAACCTACTTAGCAAAATAAAAAGTTTGACTTTTTAAAATACTTGTGCTAGTCTTTTTACAGGACACATATATTAGAGTTCCAAGAGAACCAATCATCAAGGTTGGTTTTATTTTTTAATAAACTACTAAATGTTTAAACTTAATATACCAGTAACTAAGTCGTATGTAGACAAAAATTCTAATGTCCTAAAAATAGAAGGAATTGCTACAGACAATACTTTGGATAGAGATTCAGAAAGATTTTCTGATGAAGCCATAAAGGGTATGCACGACTCAGTGAATATGTGATGAATACCAATTAAGGTAGAGCATGGAGATAATATCTTCTCAGAAATATGAATATGGAAAGAGGCGGATTTTACAGAAGATTGAAAAGTTTTTGTAAAATGAGAAATAGATTTAGATTTATCTATGTGAAAAGATATTGAAGTATTACTTAATAAGTGATTTGAGATAGCCTTATCTGTTGGATGAATGGTTTTAGACGCTATAAGCGAATTTAATACAGAACTATGAAAATCCATAAAGGTGTATACTGATATTATACTAAAGGAAATCTCTGTTGTAAAAAATCCAGCCAACTACAATGCAACTTTAAGTCTAGCTAAATCTTTTAATATAAAAGAAAAAAAAGAAACTTTGGCAGCTATAAGTTTAAATGAAGGTGCAAAAAAAGCTAGTGATACTTACGTGAAAGCTATTAGTGAAATTGAAGAATTAATACAATCTACGATAACCGCTAATAATGGTATTTTTATAAAATGAATAGGTGAAGCTAAAACAGTTAAATCTGATCGGGACGAGACTTCTGAATGTTATGAATCTTATTCTATGTCTGAATTAAAATACTTAGATTATAAGATTGTAGGCATGATTTACAGAATTTATTCCGTAATTGGTGCTGACGAAATTAAGGAACCAGTGTGACTAGATTGGGAATCAATGATGAATTTGCCAGATTATAGTTTTTTACCACTAAGTTCTGATTCTAGACTTATACCATATATGGACATAAATTTAAAATTAAGAAAAGACTGGATTATTTATTCTATGTATAGATTGGCTAAATGAGAATATTCTCGGATTAATGCTCAAGAAAGAAATTGGGCGATGGAGTTTCTTTATGCAGCTTATAAACAATTACTTTCTACTTCAAAAAACTTTGAACTGAAAGAAAGCTCTGCTAGGGAGATAACGAATGATGAAGTTGATCTTATGAAAAGTTGTATTAAATATAAGGTTGATAAAAGTTCTAGACCGCAATATGATGGAAATGATCTATCAGATGTGGAAATTAATAAATTAGCGAAAGCTTATTCTGTCTTAATTGATAGAGATATTTTAAAAACTAATAGTAATAAAACTATGAATGAAGCTGAATTAAAAATATTGATTGCTAAATATACTGATGATTTAGCAAAATTAGAGGTTGTTAAAAATACTGAAGAAGTTGTTGAGGAGGAAAAAGTTGAAGAAAAAGTTGAAGAAAAAGAAGTTGTTAAAGAAGAAGAAAAAGAAGTTGTTAAAGAAGAAGAAAAAGAAGTTGTAGTTGAAGAAAAAGAAGTTATTAAAGAAGAAAATAATGAAGAAGATGTTGAAGAAGAAATTATTGAAGAAGATGTTGTGGTTGAAGATGCCCCTAAGGTAGAAGATACTAATGCTGATACAACAGAAAAAAAGGCTAGCATAGATGAAGCATTATTAGGTGCAATAACTTCTGCTGTAGAAGTTGCTACAAAAAGTACTGCTGAATCGATTTCAAACTTAGAGAAATCTATGAATGAAAAAATTGATGCTATTTCTGCTGCTAATTCTGAGTCATTAAGTAAATCTGTTAAAAAACAAGATGAAGACAAAGAAATAATGGAAAAAATGGCGGGTGCTCTAAAAACTGTTATTGAAACTGTTGAAGTAATTTGAAAAACTTCGGGGGATAGAAAAAGCTTTGCTACTAGTATTCAAAAAGGATACATGGAAAAAGATGCTGATAGATCTCAAGAAGATTTAATTCTTGCTAAAATGGATGAAAATAAAGAAATGAGTTATGCTAGTGCTAGAACTGCTGTACTTGGTGCGGCACAATAATTTATAATTAATTATACACAAAAATGAGTATATTAGACACACTAAATAATGTTGAAAAAACATTAGAAACTCCTACTTATGTAGCTGGTGCAATATTAACTAGAGAAAATTTAGATGGATTTATTAATAGACTTCCTTTAAAAGAAACTCCAATTAGAGACAGACTTCCTAGAAAAACTGGTTCTGGTTTAGCCGCTTCATGGAATGTTATGACTACACTTGGTGTAGGTAATTCTCCATTTGCTGAAGGTTGAACTCCAACTGAAGATGCTACTGGGTATGTTAGAAGAAGTGCAATCTATAAAGAGTTTGGTAAAGTTAAATCTATTACAGATAAAATGCTTGCTGCTGGTAAAACTTTCTTAGAACAAGAAAGTGAACAATTAGAGGTTGCAATTAGAGAAACAATTCAAGATGAGGAACAATTTATAATCACTGGTGATGATGGTGTTTCAGCATTACAATTTGATTGATTAAAAGTAGGTATTACTACTAATGTTGTTGATGATAATAATAATGCTTTAGGTTTTAGACCAGATTTATTAAATCAAGGTATTGAATTAATAATGACTACTTATGGAGTAAGACCAACTGCTATATATACTGGTTTTGGTATGCAAAGAGCTATTGACGATTCACTTTCTGGTGATGTTAGAGTTAATCTTGATGCTACAAACGAAGTTTCTACAGGTTTAAGAGTTAAAAACTTTGCTTCTATGGCGGGTAATTTACCTTTTATTAACACATTTGCAATTTCTGGAGATACTGCTACTTATGCAGGTAATACCGTTGAAGATATTCTTATTGTCTGTGAAAGTACTCAATGACAATCAGTTATCTACATGGAAGACTTATATGGTTTAGGTAAAGCAGATTTAGCAAAAACTGGAGCATCTATTAAATTTATGGTTACAGAATGTACTGTATTAGTAAATAGAGCTGAAGAATTTCAAATCCAAATTACAAATATAAGAGTTAAATAATATCAAGGGAGACTGATCTCCCTTTCTTATTATAACTTTACCCTTTAAATAAAAAAATATGTTCAAAAGAAGACTTTCACAAGTGTTATGAGCAATCACAAAATGATATGCTGTAGATACTTTAGAATGAGGATTCCCAGCAAAACAAGAATTTATATTACCTTTAGCTCTTTGAGCTGCTAATGTTTTGGCATCTACTGCCTTAACTACTGCCACTCAAACTATTACAACTGGTATAACTAGTCCAGATATATTAAGGTGTGTTTCAATTGTTTGAGGTGCAGCTTTAATGGCAGGTAATGTTACAATTACTTGAACAAACTGGGCTGACAGAATTATTGTTGATGTTATAGCATTAAATGCAACTAATACCGTAAAAGGTGTTAAAGCATTTAAAACAATTACTAGTATAGCCTTACCAGTATTAACTACTGCGTGAGATGCTGTTTCAGTTTGATTAACTGATAAATTAGGTTTATATAGAGATATTGAAACTAGTACTGATGTAACTTCGGTTATGATAGATACTTCTAGAGAGGTTGGACAAAAACAAGTAGACACAGTAACAGTTACGGGGACTATTGGATCAGCTGCTGTTAAAACATTAACTGCTTCTGCTGACTTTGTTGCTACTGATTCTATCACTGTTGATGTTGATTGAGTTACAGTTACACAAGCATATGATACAGATAATGATACTACTATTGCTGCATTAGCTGTTAAAATAGCAGCTAAAGCTGGTATTGCAACTGCTACCGTTACAAATGCTGGTACTAGTGACCATGAAATTGTAATCACTGCTGCGGCGGCTGGTACAGATTTTACTATAGAAAATGCTACAGAAGACACTACAGGTACTACAACTTTTGTTGTTGCTACTACTACTGAAAATGGTAGTACAGCATTGATTACTGCTGCGGGCTGATTAAGTTTAACTGCTAGCTTTGACACTAATTTAACTACTACTAACTCTAACTTTGTTACAGCTAATGCTGCAGCATATTTAGCTGAAGGTATAGTATTAACTAGCTCAGTTGCTGATTTGATTTTTACAGCCTCAGCTGCGGGTGAAGAATTTGTTCATCCAGTAATTACTAATGTACTTGGAGATTTAGCTGGTTCTACTGCTAATACAACTGCAAATATAGAATTACCAACTATTGATGCCACAAATAGCACAGTAGAAACTATTACTGCACTTGATGGTACCCAAGTAATTACACTAAATTACTTAACTAAAGTATTTTAGTAAATTATTTTCTAATTAGAAAAGATGAAATTATTAAAGATTAAAGCACAATCTCCTGGTAGAATATTAAATATTTGAAATAAGGCATATACATTTGATGAAAATGCTGAATGTCTTATACCGGAATCAGAGGTTGTATGATTACCACCTACTTATAAAATTACTTGAGTAATTGAAAACGCTCCAAAAATAATTCCTAAAGAAGAAGTTCTTGTGGAAGAAGTTAAAAAAGTTGTTGTTGAAGAAAAAGAAATTGAAAAAGTGGTTGAAGAAAAAATAGATGTTAAAAAAGAAACTCCAAAGAAAAAGAAAAAAAGTAAAGGTGTTTTTGGTAAAAGAAAATAATATCGTTTTGTAGTTAAGGCATAGAGGTATGTCTTAATTATCTAGATTATATTATATTATTATGAAAAATGGAAGAATACACAACTAACGACTTATATGTATCTGCCTTTCTTAGGGCTAAATGACATGAATGTAAAATAAAAAGTAGCGGATATAGAAGATTCTCTTTTATATTTAAAAATGATGTAAAAGAAGATGCTGATAATTTTATAACTAAAGCTTATGATTTTAATGTAAATGCCAGTAAAATGATAAATGAAATAAAAGCTTTAAAATCTTATATTGCTAATAACACTTAAAATATGGGGTACATAACAGAGGCTGAATTAGCCACATATAAGAATTGATATGATCTATCAGGATATTCGTCAGCAGAATTAGAGGTATATATAGATTTAGCAGCAGAACTAATTGATGATTATATTTGATATTCGATTAATTATGATCCAGTTGTAGATGAGGAATGAACAACGATAATTCAAGCTAATAATCAATTGTATATAAAAGCTAGGTCTATGTTTTTGGATACAATAACAGATATAAAAATAAATACTTATTGAGAAGAATATACATCATTAGACTTAACTTATTTAACAATATTTGAAAAACCTTGATATTTATATGCACCATTAACTGTGGATTATTATAATTTAAATAGGAAAATTGCATCTCAGGCAAAAGTAAATTATAAAATATCATATACAAAAGAAGATAAAGGAATTCCTAATAAGGTAAAATTAGCTTCTTCAAAAATTGTTTGAAACTTATTAAGGGCTGACTATAATTCTAATAATTGAATTATATGAAGCGATAAATCTGTTCAAAGTTTTACCTCTTGAGATTATTCTGTTAAACTATGAGGAAGCTCACTTAGTTATAAATGAAAATATAATTCAATATGAGGTGCTTCTGATAATCCATTTATAGATGATTGAGTGAAAGCCTTATTATATAAACTTAAAAGAACCAGTCAAAATACTTATTAATATTAAATTATGTTTTGAGCAGATAAACAAGTTACAACGCAAAGAATAAACAGTAGTGGTATTTTTGAAAATAATATTACCATGAAATGTAGGTATGAACCAAAAAAATTCACCTCAATGAGGGAGTTGGAAACAAAACAAAAACATATTACGTATACTTTATATTCTGATGTATATGATTTAGTAGTAAGAGACAAAGTAATACACGATAGTAAAAATTTTATAGTATGAGGTACATATGAATATTCAGATTCTTTATGAAAACATTTAGAAGTTATAATGTTACAAAATGATACAATTTTCCATGAAGACATTACAATAGATAAACTTAGTTTATGTCAACCTAATTATGATGCGGTTATGTGAGAGTGGATTTGACCTAAAATACAAGAAACAAGGACAATTAAAGCTCTTGTAGACTCAGCTAAATTATTAAAAGGACAGTTTATAAAAATGATTCCATGATGAAAATTAGAAGATACAGAATTAGTAGCTACTATATTTTTCCCAGAAAGTATTGAAAAAGAGGACAAGATAGTATATAATGAAAATACGTATGAAGTTAAGTGGATTATACCGTTTCCTCATTACTTGGCAGTTTGAATAAATAAATATATAAAAGATTATGACAACTAGTTATTTTAAAACTTTTGGTGAGCTTGATTGATACTTAAAAGAAACACTTAAAGAAATTTGATCCTCTCAAAGAAATACGATGAGAGCAGTGTGAAAACACCTTAGAAGAAAAGTTAGAGATGCTCATTGACATAAGTGACCTTGATGGCTTACAAGTAGGATGAATCCAGGTAGTGAATTACTTGACAGTTGGAAATTAAGAAATGCAGTTAGTTTTAAAACAACAACAAACAATGTAGAGGTTTATTCTAAAATGGAATGGCTAGCTATAATACACGAATATTGAGTTATTTATAAAATGTCAAAAAGACAAAGAGGATGGCTTTTTGCAAATATATTCAAAAACCAAAAAGGTATAAAGGGAAGACCAAGAAAAAGCTGGGGTACTGGTATGACAGTAATACCACCTAGACCTATATGGAGAAGGATACTAGCTATAGAAGAAAAAAATGTAATTGCCATAGCGGCGGCTAATTATAATAGTATTTTTAAATAAAAGCATATGACATTCGTTTCAGTACAACAAGAAACCTTATTAACAGATATAATAAAAAGTTGGGTATATTACTTAAATAATACTTGAAATTTTATAGGGGTAACTTTTAGAACTGATACTCCAGATACGGAGATACAATTAACTTTACCAATTATTGTATTGAAACGAGTGTCAAATGATACTTGGTCAAATAATAGAATTGGGTGATACCATTGAATTAATTGAGGAACATCTAGTACTGTCAATACTTTGTATTGATATACTTATAGCTCCTTATTGCAATTTGATATAATGTGAACTACAACTACAGAATGTAATAAATTACAAGGGTTTTTGTATGAAGCATTAAAGTGATCTTCAATTTGAAGTAGAACACATATACCCATTAGAAGATTTGCGGGTGTTGATAAAGTATGAGCCCCCACAGATTTACAAATGAAGTTCTACTTTAATAAAGATATAGATTGAGCGATTATACCTAGCTTTGACCCAAATTTACACATTGCGTCAATTAGCGTAAATTTCTCCGTTGATTATCTTTCTGAGGAAGTTAATTCTAAAATACTAGATACGGAATTTAGTACAACCTTAGAAACTTCTTAATAGTTTATAATATAAGAATATACATATGACTAATTTATTAGTTCCAAAGGTTTCGATAACTGAAGTAACAGAGTTAATGACTACTCCAAGTACAACTAATATAGTTGTGGGTATAATTTGAACTTCTGAAAAATGAACTGCTGATCAAGTTTATACAATTTCTTCAATATCTGAAGCAGACACAATTTTTGGCTCAGACTATACTTATTGAGCAAGTCTTGTTCCTATGATTAGGAGAGCTTTTGCTGAATGAGCTGGTTCGATTAGGGCTATTTCAATTTGAGTTCCTACAATGGATAGTGCTACAGCTGCGGCTGAGTGAACTTTAACAGGCGATAGCGCCGCATGAGTTGCCACAGTAACTGTAGCAGATGCTACGATTTATACTGCTGGTGATGAAGTTTTTGTTGGTACAGGTAATACTTATTCTAGGGAAGAAAAAAGAGAAGTTCTTACATGAATAGGTACAACTGTTACATTTACAACTGCTTTAACGTATGCTCACTATATTGGTGAAACAGCAAGAATAGTTACCGCAAAAGTAGACTGAGATTATACAGCGGCTATTACCGCTATGGAGGCAGATGAATCTAAAAGCCTAGTAGTTTCAGAATCTAACTCTGTAGTAGTTGCTGCAGCTATAACTTTAATGTGTACAAATTCTACTACTCTTAATTGAATTCCTTGTGTATATGTTCAATGAGCTGAATCATGAGATGATGCTGCTGCTGTTATAGTTAAGGCTACTACAGCTAATAGCGATAGAGTAATAATACCTTTTCCATTATTTATAGATTTTGACTGAAATACAGTAAGTGGTTGAGAAAGTGCTGCTGCATTAGCTGGTGCAATTGTTTGAAATTGATTACCAAAACTTAATCATAATTTTACAGAGTTTGTATGATTTTGAGGTATTAATGCACTAGGTACTGATTTAGATAGTTTAATATCTGGCTGAATTACTCCTATTGAATTAAAATATGGTACAATTCATATAGTTAGATTTGTAACTACTAGTAAAACTACAGATTGAGTTCCTGATACTACATGGAGAGAAGCTTCAATTAGATTGAATGTAGATGTTATTGAAAAAACTATTTGAGATAATATTAGAACATTATATATGCAAAAAGGTAATACTCCTCAAATTAGAGAAAGTATTAAACAAAAAATTATCTCATTACTAGATATTTTTGCAGGTAATGATATATTAATTGCAGATGCTAATACTAATACTCCTGCATATAGAGAACCAATTGTTACTACTGATTCTGAAGATGATACTAAAATTAATATTGATCTTGCTATTTCTCCTGGTAAACCTTTGAACTTTATCACTTTAAATTTCAAAATTGCATTATAATTTTGACATTACATAGACTATATGCTAGTATAGTCTATATTATATATTAACTACTACAAATATGAGTGTTTTAAAAGATGCTTTGGATATATCTGCATGAATTATCCTTATAAACTGAGACCAAAGAGCAGTAGTAAGCTGAGTTACTGTTAATTGAAAATCTCCTGAAGATATAATAAAAGTTATATGAGGTTCTTTGAGAAGGAGAAAGCAAGCTGAATACGATTGGAGTGCTGACCAAGTTGTTCTATATGATAATATTAAAGATTTAAATACCCTAAAAGATGGTATCAAATTTAATATTGAGTTAACGTTTGTTAACCCAGATAGAACAGATTCTACAAATTTAGGTCAAATACTTGTATTACAAGAATGTACCGTAAATTCTCATGATGTTTCTCTATCTGAGTCTTCTACTTTCAAAATGAGTTGAAGTTGTTCAGGGTGGACAATAACATCTAAAACAGATACATAAAACTAGTTAATTCTAGTTTTATTTTGACTACCATATCTAAATAGGTAATATATATTTATATATGTTGCTTATTTTTTTAAATTATTATTATGAATATTACAAAAGAAATAGAGATAGACATGGCTCATAGAGTTTGTTATCATAAAAGTAAGTGTAGAAGTCTACATTGACATAGATATAAAATTGAAGCTACTGTTGAGTGAGAAGTTAGTGATGTTAAGTATGCGAGTAATTTTTGAATGATAATAGATTACTGAGACTTAAAACAGGTTATGTTGGATTATATTGATAAAGAATATGATCATTGAGCAGTATTTTATAAAGAAGATCCTTTTAAAGAATATCTTATAAAAATGATTGACTTATGAGACCAAGACCCTTGTAAATTACATTTTTTAGATTTTATGCCTACTGCGGAAAATCTTTGTAAATATTGGTTTGAGATAATTGAATTACCATTAATTAGAGATTATTGAATAAAATTAAAATCACTGAAGGTGTGGGAAACTCCAACATCAACAGCTACTTATACTAAATAATATATATAAATATGAACAATAAAAAAACTGAAATGACTTATGCTGAACTTAGAAAAATAAGAAGATGAGTAAACACTATAGAAGTATATGATTTTCCTTTTCTAGATACACTAAGAATTTGATTAAGGGTATTAACTCAAGACGAGATATTTAAAAGCACTCTTTTTTGAAAATCAGAAGCAGAAAAAGCAGGCTTCAAAGAAGACATAAATATAGTTTTAAATTTCACAACTAGAGAACTATTAAGAAAAGCCTGCTTTGTTTGAGAGACAGACACTAAATTCTTTGCAAGTATAGATGAAGTGGGTGAGCTTTCAGTAGATGAAACAGATGCTTTATTTGACTTATATAATAGAACTCAAGAAAGATATGCTCCAGCACAAAGTTTAGAGACAGAAAAAGACTTCCTAGACCTCATTTCAGAAATAAAAAAAAAATCAGTGCGTGGGATGTCTTTAAGTTCATACACTCTAGAGAAGCTTGTTCATTTTTTGGCTGTAGAGTGACTGAAATTACCGAAGGGCAATGGTACTGGATCTGGGCAGTTAAAGAAAAGCAAAACGAATTTGAAAAAAAATCAATTGACAAAGAAACCAACTCTTGAGAAGAAAGTGCATTAGGTAGAAAAATGATAGATCCAAATTTTGATAAAAAAGTAGCGGATATAAGAGCTGGTAAATTTTCTAAATAAAAATTATGGCAAAAACTTTAAATATAAAATTCAAATGAGATAATAAAGGTCTTGTATCTGCTGTTAAGTGAATACAGTGAGCCCTTCATGGTGCAGAAAAATCTTTAAAAGAGTTTAAAGCAGACTTGGCTTCGTTAGGTACCTCTATGAATAAAATAGTTAAAAATGCCAGGTCTATGAATAATGCTGTTAAAAAAGCAGCTACAGGTGTTGATGGTATTTGAGATGAAGCTAAAAAATCAGCTTCTGAAGTAGATAGATTAAACAAGTCTCTTAGCAAAATGTGAGGTACTACTGGAAATAAAATGTTTTCTGGTATGAGTGCGTGATTTAAATGAATGGGAAGAGATATAGTTAGAGCAACTAAATTAATGGGTACATTTGCAGCAATAACGGGTGGTATACAATTACGTAGAGCTACTAGTGATTATCTAGATTTTTCAAATGAAATGACAGTACTTAGTAATATTGCTAATCCATATAATAATCAGGTTGGTAAAGAAGAATTATATAAAGGTATAAATCAAGCAGCCGCAAAAGCTGGAGTAAATCCAGCAGAATTTGTGGCTCAAGTATCTCCAATAGTTTCATGAGCAATACCAATTAATATAGGTAAAGACACTACCGATAAAGAAGCGGCTACTCAAGTACAAGAAGTAACCGCGGCATTATGAGAGCTTTGATTATGGGCTAAATGACATTGAGGTACAATAGGAGATGCTTCTGAGTTATATACTAGAATGATGTTAAGTGACGGATATATGCCAGAAGATTTAAAAAATCCAGAAAATATTATAAAATGATTAGGTATGATGTCTTCTTTTATGGATGAATCCGTTTGAGATTTACATACCCTAAGTACATGAATAAGTAGGGTTGTACTTACTTGAATGTCTGTACAATGAGCTACAATAGAATGAGTGTTAGCTAGATATGCAAGGGGGACTAAGTTAAAAAGTGTTATGTTGGCCTCTAGACATACTTCTGCATTAAGTAGATCAGAAACATCACAGCTTAACGAGTCACATAAAGCCTCAAATAAAGTAATAGCTACATTGAAGTGAAAAAAAGACTCAGAGTGAGTATTTCAACCCTTTACTATGGGAACTCAAGAAAAAACAAATAAAGTTAGAAAGTTTTTACAAGGATATGATTCTACGGCAGAAGTTAAAAATAAACTATTTAGTGTGGAATGAGAAGATTGAGAGCTTATTTCAGCTACTCCAGAAGAAGCATTATGAAATTATATGGATGCTATGAAAAAAGCAGAAAAAATATGATTAAATGCGGGTGAATTTTTAAGTATGATTCAATGAGCACAGGAAGTAAGACAAGAATTAATGAGTGCATATAAATGAGGTGAACTTGATATTAATAATATAATAAATTCATTTTGAACAGAAGAATCTAGAGCTGAAAAATCATTAGCTAAAAAGAAACAAACTGAAGCATCTTTTGCTTATTTATATAACCAGGCCTCATCTGTATATACTGCTGCTAAAAATGATGCACTTGGTAAACTAGAGCCGTCATTAAATTGAGTTTTAAAAGCATTAACATGAATGCTTCAAGGTAAAAATATAAATATTAATAATCTTATAGAAGTATTTGATAAAAACTTAGAAACCATTAAAAAAACAAATCCATTTTTAGCTGAAATGTGAAAGGCATTAAAGGCTTTCTGAATATATGCTGCAGATGGTAGTTTAAAAGAAGACTTTGAAGCTGTTATGAGAACAATAACAGCTATCACAAAATGAATTGGTGCAATGATTCATATGTTTGAGATTGCATTTAACTCCCCTGGAATAAAATTAATAAGAAAAATATTTTGAGGTTCTGCTTGAGGTGATTTAGTTGTTTGATTAGTATTAGCTGCATGAACTAAGGCATTATTAGTAAACTCTATAACGGGTGCATTATGAATGGCTTTTGCTTCTAAAACAGTTCTTTGAAGTGCATCTGTTATGTGAAGCACTATAGCAGGCTGAATAGTTGCATGACTAGCATGAGTTACTATATGAGTAGTAATTGGTACAGCATTAGGTAAAATTATAGCAGATGTTTTAGGCATAGGTAAAACAGATGTAGACGCATTAGAGTTTTGAAATTCTAATTTAGCAATACAAAGACCTTGACAAATGACTCCATTAGAATTAAAAGATTGGAAAGCTAATATATCTAAATGAAAAAATAGAGAAATAGACCTTAGTTATAATTGAATAGGTATTACTGCTTCTACTATGTTAAATAAAGCAATTAATGAAAGAAAAAAAGAAGGAAAAGAAGTTGTTTCATTATATGATCTAAATAAAACATGAGGATGAGTATCTTCAAATGAACTTCAATGATTATTTTGAGAAAAAACTTTATCTTTCTTAAAGTCAATAATATTAGATGACGAATGAAAAAGAAGAGCATGAGTTTCTGGGGCTAAGGAACAAACTATAATGTGAATGATTGATTCATTAAAAGCTGAAAAGATAAAAAATTCATATGAAAAAGATATACTAAAAGAAGCGGTATCAACAAATGGTTATTTATTAAAAATTGAAGAAAATTCATATCTTTGAGGATTATTTAAAAGATGAGTTGATACCCCTTTATCAAGCTGATGAACCTCTTTATCTTTACCCTCTGGTTTAACATTTTAATAAAATCTAATGGCTAATATATTAAGTACAACTAGAAAAACTATTATAAAATGGAAGGATTTTCAATTTCCGCTTTCTATAAAAGATTTTTCTATGAAAGAATGAGCTAAGGTTGCCACTTATGAATATGCTTGAAGAAATTGAGCAGAACACGAGAGGGTTTTAGCTAATAGAGTTTTTACTCTGACTGGGGAATTTGTACCATGAATATGAGACAAAGAACCTAAATCATTAGTAAAAGAATTAAGACTAACAAATGATAACAAGCCTTGAAGTTTTATACACACAGACCTTTGAATTTTTCAGTGTATTATGAGTGATTTAACTATTACACAAAATTGAGAAGGGTACTCGCCAATGAATGATTGAGGTAATGCACTTACTTCATCTTTTATATTTTCTATAGAATTATTAGAAAACACGCCACCTAATGCAAAAACATTAAAAGAAAAAAGTGATGAGTTATTTCCAAAAGCTAAAGTTAAACCTATTAGTGATATATATTCTACTGAATTACTTTATAATAATGCAGAAGAATTATTTGATGCTATAGTTGAAGGAAAAATATTAGCATGAGTAAATCCAATAATAAATGCAGAATGGCTAAGATATAATTTTGATATGAGAGCTGAGGCATATGCAGAATGGGAAGCAACTTGATTTGAAATATGAACTGACGATGAAATCAGTGATGATACAAGTACTATCCAAAAATATTACAATGTAAAAGCGGGTGATACTTGAATGAAGATAGCAAAAGCTTATTCTGTAGCATTTACTGATTTATTTGAAATTAATCGCTGAGTTGAAGTTAGAACTATTGAAAGATGAGATGAATGATTATATTGGAAGACAGCTAGACTACTATATGCTTGAGATAGAATATTGATACCGAGTTGATTTACTGAGCCTGCTAAAAAAACACAAATAAATAGAATAGATTACTCTAAAGAAATATGTTTAGACTATACAGGAAATACGGATTGATTTCAGTGTTTACCAAAAGATAATTCTTATTATTTCCCTTACTAAATAAATATGTTTAAGATAAAAATAAATAATAAGGAAATAAAGCTATATGAAAGTTTTACTATAAGTAAAAAGTTAAGCAATTTTGTTGATTCTTTTAATATATCATTATGAAATCCATGATGACTATATAGTAAAACAATACCTATTTGATCTTATATAAATGTATACTATAATGAAATAGAAATATTTAGAGGTATATGCGAAGAAAAAAATGTTAATATTTGAAATGTTTGATTTTCACTTGATTTTTCTGGTAGAGAAGAATTATTTTTAACAACAGAAGATGATATAAATCCTTTGAAAAAAGACTATATTAAAGTATCTGATAATTTTATAATAAAAGATGTTACTAGTTGATACTGATGGGAATATGAGTTGTGAGAAGAAAAAATAATAGCCGAATATAAGATACCAAATAATTGAGTTAGAAAAGGAACGGTATTAGAAAGCGTAGTAAGTAGAAATAATTTTTACTTATATAAGACATGAAACACACTTATTAAAAAATCCCTTCCTAGTGAAAGTGATTATACCATAAGAAATAATCCACAATTTACATTATCAACGCAATGAGGATGATTTGTGAATTATAACAATAGAATATTAGATGTTAAAATATCTGAAAGTATTTCCGCTTGTAAAAGCATTATTAAATGATTTACTTATTGAACCTCTACCTCAAAACCAAAAATATATACTGAGTTGGAAAATACCTCATTATCTACATGAGTATATCCACAAAGGCTTAGGAATATTTCAAGCAATCCAATGACTGCACCTGTTATAAAAAGATTTGTGAGTAATTCAATTGATGTAAAATCAAAAGCAGAATTGACTTGAGTTGTTAAAAAAACAAGAATAGCCCAAGATATAAAAATAGAAGTGAATATAACCATAGCTGAATTTTTAGACTTACATATGTTAGATACTTGTGAAATATTTATACAAAATGAGGAGATAAAGCAATATATGTATATAACTGCAATTAGCTATAATTATGATAATAAAAATAAATATCATACTGCATACACTTTTACTCCAATAGTGCCAACTGAGCTTGAATAATTATTTAATATTGACTTAATTAAATCTGTATAGTATTATTAACCATATATAAGATGAATGCAATATATTGAAATGTCACTACATCTGTAATAAATGCGGATGGAACCTATGTAATAAATGTGGAGAGCAACATTTCAGATTTAGAATATAGAAAATGTGATTTTATACAACAACCATGATTTAACACTTTTCCGAAAGTAGGTGATACCGTGTTATTATTAGTTGTAAATCAGTGACAATATGCCATATTAGGTATAGTATCTTATAATGCAAAACAATATATGTCATTAGAGGCTGACGAAATAAGAATAATATCACCAGACATTAAAATACAATGAGGCGATGTAGTGCTTACTTGAGATACAATTACTGCAAATTGAAGAGATATAACCGTAGATAACACTTAATAATATTATTATGACACTAATAGATAAACAATTATCTGCAAGTTCTTGATATTCGCTAACAAATAGTGGTGATTTTACAATAGTGGATTCCGAAGAAGCTACATTACAAGCAGCACAAAATAGAATTCTTTCTGAGGTATGAAGCTGGATTTATGACGATGATTATGGTGGATTATTAGCTGAACTTAGAAATACAGCTATTACTAATATAACAGCCTCACAAATAAGTTGATATATTTCAAGATCATTGCAACCTTTATTAGATTCTAATAGAATTTTAGCTATAGTATCTGTAAAAATATTAGAAAAAGGAGATGATTATATACAAGTAGAAATTAAGCTTGACTTAGATTTGTCAGTTTGAACCTTAAATATTAACATAGTAGTATAATGGCACATATAACAGGAAAATCATTAGATGAATGGAATACATTACAATTAGATAAATGGGTATCACTTGAGCCAAACATAAATACAAACACAGATAGTATGGTATATATGGATGCTGCGGTGATTTCAGAGGTGGCATATTGATTAGAGCAAGACTTAATTACTCAAACAAATAATGCTTTTTTAGCATATGCTACAGGTGACGAATTATCAAATTTATGAACAGATAGAGGTATAGAAAGAATAGCTGCAGACAACTCAATAGGGATAGCACTTTTTAGTCGCTCAGCCTTGGCTACTACTAATTATACAATACCATCAGGTACATTAATATCCACAGTTGAAGATTCATCTTGAAGCGTATTAACATTTGCTACTACATTAGAGGGTATTTTATATTGACAATTAAGTACTCCATCTTGATTAGCTAATACACTTGGAGCGACTTGATCAATATCAAATTGAACCTATGCTTATACGGTAACCGCTATAGATTGAAACTGAAATGAGACCGATGAGTCAACAACCTTAAGTGTAGTTATTACAAACTGATTATCTACTAATAATGTATTACTAACTTGGACTGCTACACTTTTAGCTGTTTCTTATAAAATTTACTTAGGTTGATTTTTATTAGGTACATCTACTTCACCAGACTATTCTGATTTAGTTGGAACAACAGCCAGTAGTGTAATACCACCAGTTACAAATGAATCTTGAGCCTTAAGTATTTCAATAGCAATTGAAAGTACTTCTGCATGAATTATTTATAATGTAGGTGCATGAGCTATTACAAATATGATAGAACCACCTACGTGAATAGAAACGGTGACAAATATAGCTTGAACATATTCAGGTTCTAATAAAGAAACTGATGCTGTTTATAGGGCAAGAATTATAGAAGAATTGTCAAATAATTATTGAAAAGTTACAATAAGTTGATACAAAATAACTGCTGAAGCTGTTGATGATGTTAGTAGTGCCACAATATTACATGAAGCAGGTAATCCAGTAAATGAAATATCGTGTTATATAACTCAAACATGATCAGACCCTATACCTAGTGCAACATTAATAGCTACGGTTCAAGCAGAACTAAATAATGATGACAATAGGGCTGTATGCGACAGTATAGTAGTATATGCTCCTACTGTAACTTCTGTAGCTGTTACCTTAACAATAACTACTTATGACTCTAGTAGTTATACAGAAGCTACATTAACTACTTTAATAGAAGATACTTTACAAGAATTTTTTATATGATTAGGAACTTGAGCCACAATAAAAGTGGTAGATATTGCAAATTTAATATATAACTTAGATGCAATTACAGATTTTTCATTAACTACACCCACAGCTAATCAAACATTAAGTGTGACTAGTATTGCTAATAATTGAACTATAACCATAAATTTCTAATGATTAAAGATTATATAAAAGATGCTTACCCTTATTGAATTCGTGAAGAATCAAATGAGTTGGGAAGTATCACAAATAAATATGATGAAGTAAGAGGGTTTACTTTTGATACTATTTCAGACGAAATTATATCAGCAGCTAAACAGTTACTTATCACAACTTCAGACGAATATTGAATAGTTGAATGGGAGAATTTTTTTAACATAAATTGAATAGGACTAACTTTAGAAGAAAGAAGATCCGTATTATTATCTATGGTTTTATGAAGAGATGCAACTTTATCGGTTTTGAAACAAGTTGTATATTGAGTTGTTTGAGGCGATAGTAGTAGTGTTGAATTTTATGAAACTCGGACAGATTGAGTAAGTACTTGAGATGATTTATTTACTTATGAAATAATAATAAATAGTAGTCTTATAACTAATGCGTTTAATCCCTCAACACTTGCTGAAACAATTTATAATCTACAACCAGCACATTGTACTGTAACAATTTCAAATACTTCATATCCTACATTTACTTGGTCTTCTGGCATAACTCCATCAGCAAGTCCTATGTATTGGGTGTCTGAAACTTTACCTTTTGATTGATCTATTTGGAGTTAATGTTGACTTTTATAGCAAGATAGAGTAAACTTATTTTAATATCAATAATTATATAAATTATGAGATCAAGCGCAATTGTTGCCTGAGATTTAGGAACTATAGAGCAATATAATAAATTAAGAGATGATGCAAGACTTAGTGCTATGCTTCAAATAACCGCTAATTCCACACCAAATAGTTATGTAAACTTACAAGAGTGATTTTACACAAACTCTTTAGATGTTCAGGTGAATAAATCTTTAGAATCAATTACTAACTTAGTTTTTCCTACTAATATAGGAGAAAGTTGGTATATATTAATATCTATTAATAATGACTCTACAGTGATAAGAACTTATTGAGTCTCATCAGCTTCACCAGTAAAACCAGATATACCAGAACTACACTTCCCATTAGCTTATGTTTTATTAGCTCAATGAGATACTATAATTAATGATGTAGATATAGAAGATATTAGGCCTTCTTTAAAAACTAATAAAAAAATTGAGGTAGAATCTGCAAGTTTATATTATATGTTATGAGATACCTGAACTATCTGAAGGGCATATAGCTTAGTAGATTATGAGCAAACTTGAACAGGGACTAGTAATAGTATATGAAGTATAGCACAACCAGAAGTTTCTCAAAGCTTTTATGCTCAAGATATAGATATTACAACTCTAAAATTAAATATAAAAAAAGTATCTGCACCTAGCGATAATATTTTAGTAGAAATACAAACTGATAATGCTTGAGTTCCTAGTTGAACAATAGTTACAAATTGAACTTCAAATAATGTTTCATGAACTTGACTGACTGCTTCCTTTGTAGAAACTACATTTACTTTTGCAAGTGTACCTACATTAATAGTAGAAACATTATATCATATAGTAGTAAAAAGAAGTTGAATAGATGACGCTGTAAATTATTATTCAATAGGAAGTAATTGAGCTAGTGCAGTATTAGGAACAATGAGCAAATTTACAACAAGTTGGGCAAATGCAACTGACGATTTGTATTTCAAAATGACTACTTGATATAAATTAACTACTTTATGATGAACTAATTTTATAGGTATATTACAAAATACTTGATCTATTTGAGAAATAGAAAAATTTAATACTTGATATGATAACAATCAAACAGGATTAACACCTTGAAATTATTATGGATATAATACAACAACTTGAGTTATTGTAAGTTGAACTGACTTTTTTGCCATTAGCGAGACAGAATTGAATCTATTAAAACCATATGTTATAGTAATTCCAGATGCTAGTACTACTGTAAAAGGTATCGTAGAAATGAATACTGATGCTGAGGCTTTGGCTTGAGCAGATGAAATTAGATATATGAATTCAAAGCAAGTTGCTGATAATTATTTTTTACAAACAAAAGTTAGGTCGTTAGCTGCTAGTGATACATTACAAGCTAGTGCAGATACTGAAAGAAGTTTGTTATCTGTAGGTTCTAGTATACCGGCAAAAGTTAAGGAAATGCAAATTGATGAACAAGGTATTATAAGGGTAAAAGTTGATGCAAAAAGCTCAACAACACCTGACTCAGCACACACTTATGTTTACGTATATAAGAACTGAGTTCAAATTGGTGCTGTGGCACCTTGAACAACTTACGAAACATTAACGGTAACTTCAACAACAGTTGAAAAATGAGATTTAATTCAGATATATCGGAAAGCAAACACAGCACAAACTATTTACGCAAAAAACTTTAGAATATATTATGATATAGCTTTTAGTAATATTCCAACTGTAATTACAAATTAATTTTATTAAATAATTTACAAAATTATGAAACTTTCTATAACGGGGGTTAGTCAAACAATTTTGGCTATGGGAAATGCAACAGAATATGCTAAGTTTACACCAGAATTTCAAGAGAATAATAAGAAATATTTTTTGGTAACAATTCAAAATAGATGAACAGTAGCAGTATTAATAAACAAAGGTACTGCTGATGCAAATTCATATAATTTAGCTGCTACAACTGGAGAAAAACAAATCAAAATTGCTGACTTATCGGAACTACAAATTATATCCGCTGGAGCTACTAATTCAGATGTATATATTACTAACTTTTAAATTATGGATAATATTTCCCACACAAAATCTGATACGTTTATAAAAAACATGACTTTTAAAGACGCTGATTGAACTGTAATTGATATAACGAGTTCTGTTATCACATTTACAATAAAAACCAACATAGACGATGTTACTCCATTAATACAAGCTGATTTTACAATAACAGATGCAACTGGTTGATTGGCAAGACTAAAAATCCCAAGTGCTGAAATGTGATTAGATGTAGGTGCTTATTTCTTCGATATGCAATGGGTTGATTCGCTTAGTATTGTAAGAACAATAATGAAGGGAAATTTTATAATAACTTACGAAATAACTACTTAACAAAATGAGCGATATAAATGTTATATTATGCAAGGATTCTATTTCAGTAACTATGGAATGAAATGCCTCTTGACCACCTTGACCTCCAGGTCCTGTTACAACTGGTACTTATGTACATAACCAAAGCACACCTTTATCTACATGGGCTATAAGCCATAATTTATGAATATATTTAGCTTGAATAGTAGTTATAGATAGTGGCTGAACCAATATAGTGAACTTTCATATTACATATGTAGATATAAACACATTGACACTAGAATTTTCTTGAGGTACTTCGGGTACAGCATATTTATCTTAATTATTAAATACAATTGCTATGAACAATAGATTATGACAAAACCTTGATTTTAACCAATTACAGGCTTTAAGTTTAGTTATTCACAACTTAACAGGCGCACCAAGTACGCCAGTAGAAGGACAAAAGTATATGAATACCACAACTCACTTAGAATATACATGGAATGGAACCGCTTGGATAAACGACTTGGATAGAGCCAATCATTCAGGAACGCAATTAGCGAATACCATTTCAGATTTTAATACTGCGGTAAGAACAAATAGATTAGATCAAATGGCTGCACCTACTAGTGCTGTTTCTATGAATAGTCAAAAAATAACTTCAGTAGGTACACCTACTGTTTCTACTGATGCTGTAAATATGCAGTATGTAGATGATTTATTAAATTGAACTGATTGGAAGGCTTCTGCTAGAGCAGCTACTGTCGCCAATGTTACTTTATCTTGATTACAAACTATTGATGGAATTTCATTAATAGCAGGAGAAAGAATTTTAGTAAAAAATCAAACAACAGCTAGTGAAAATTGAATATATCTAGTTGCATCAGGTGCGTGGACTAGGTCTTTAGATGCTGATACAGATTGAGATTTAACATCGGCAACTGCTTTATTTATTGAGGAATGAACTACTTTAGCTGATACTCAATGGAGAATTACAACAGATTGAGCAATAGTTATTTGAACAACAGCTATAACTTTTGAACAATTTTGAGCTTCAACTTCATATACAGCTTGAAATGGTATAGATATTACAGGTACTGTTATAAAAGTAGATCCTACAGTCACTGTTAGAAAATATGCTGTTGATATTTGAGATACTTCTAATACAAGCTTCACTATTACTCATAATTTAAACACACTTGATATACAAGTAAGTGTGAGAGAAATATCTACTGGAGAAGAGGTTATAGTTCCAAATAAAGCTAGTTCTGTTAATGAGGCAGTAGTTGAATTTGCAGTTGCTCCTTCTACTGATGAATATAGAGTTATTGTACAAGGATAATTTTTAAACTATATTTGCTATGCAGAATAAAATAATAAAACCATTAGAATTAAGTAATACACCAGAGGCGGGAGTTGATACTCCCGATTCTGGTAATCTTGCTATTTTTAGTGATTCAGGAGTTTTAAAGAAAAAAAACGATGCATGAGAGGTATCTGATATTTGAGATGTTATTACAGGTGCAAATATTACAGATAATGCTTTAGTAAAATGAGATTGATGAGCTAAATGAATTCAAAAATCTTGAATAGTAGTAGATGACTTAGATAATATGTCATTAATAAAATCAATAAAACTTACAGACTGACAAGAAATAACTTGGAATACAGATGAATACACTTTAAATATACCAACAGGACTTTGACCTATATTACAAGTTTGACAAGAAACATTTAAGGTTGTATATAATAATACTGGTTCTACTATATTAAATGGTAAAGCAACTCGTATAAAAGGAGTTCATACTGATGGTTATCAAAAAATTGAGTTAGCAATAGCTGATACATTTGAATGATTTGGTAATTGAGTATTAATGTCTACTATGGATATTCCAACTTGAACACATTGAATAGTAACTAAGAATGGTAGAGTTAGAAATATAGATACTAGTGCATATACCTTAGCACAACCTTTATATTTAAGTGCTACTGTGGCAGGAGAACTAACTAACACTTCCCCAGTTTTACCTTGATATGAAATATTTGTTTGATTAACTTTAGTACAAGATGCAACTAATTGAGTAATAAATATAGAAACAAGAAGGACAAAAGAAGATACTTTTGAGAACTTTTGGAATTGAACTTGTAGAGAAAATATTGATTTATCTGTTACTAGTGATTGAACTACAATTACTGGTTCTTTAACTGCTTCTGATTGAGCCGATACATTAACTTTATTATGTAAAGAAGGTTGGCATTTATTAGATGTTTCAACTCCACCAACAGTTACTATCACACCTTGAACTGCAACAAATCCACAAAAGAATTATATATATATATTATGTTCAGATTATTCGCTTAACTCTAGTACAAGTTGATATCCAACAGTGGCTTATATACCTTGTGCAGAGGTTGTAGTTCAAACAGCAACATTAACACAAGCAGATTGAGCATTACAAAATAAGAATATAAATAATGATTTATCTGATGAAGAATGACACGTAGTACATTTATGAACTAGAATTAGATTATTAGAAGCACAATGGGATAGTTGAGCTGAATGAACAGTAACTTGATTACCAACTAATGCTTATGTTCAAATAACAGAATGAATTGTGTATCAAATGCACGCACATACATATCCAGCTAAATCAATGCCTACTAACGATATGCACATAGTTAATCATCCAACTCCTTATACACAAGTAACAGATTTATTATCTCTAACAACAGATGCAAATTGAGATAGTTTAAATAACACTTCATTTAGTATTGTTGTATGGTGAATAGCAAATAAAACAGGAGAAACTTCACAATTAATGGGTAATTTACCAACAAGTACTTATTCAAAAACAGCTCCAGAAGATGCAACAGCAGATGCTTTTAATTATTCTGTATATGAAGTGCCTAAAATATTTCAATGAACTTGATTTTTAATAGCAAGATTTACATTTACAAATCTTAGTTGAACTTGGGCTTTATATGCTACAGAAGATTTAAGGGGTAAAATTCCAAATACTTCAGCAGGTGGTTGAGCTGGTTGAACTTGAGTGACTACATTCTTATGATTAACAGATACTCCAAACGCATATACAGGCGAGTGATTAAAAATACCACAAATTAATTCTTGAACAACAGCTTTAGAATTTACTGATAGTCCTACTATATCTAATCTTAATATCACAGAAGCAACAGATAAAAACTATGTAACTGATGATGATATAACTAACTTATGAAATTTAAGTAATATTAATACTTGAGATAATGCAATTAACACACTTTATTCTTGATTAGATGCATCTAAAGAAGATGTAGCTAATAAGAGTACAGATATTGTAACAGATTGAGCCTCAAATATTAAATATCCATGAGTTAAAGCAATTAAAGATTATGCTGATTCATTAGTTGTTTGACTAATTGATGATAGATGAAACTTCGATGCTTCGGTAAATACATATCCTACAACTTGATGAAGTTGAACAGCAGGAGCAATACTTAAAGGAGACCTATGGATTATATCAGTAGCTTGAACTATGTGAACGGAGGTAGTAAAAATATGAGATCAAGTAAGAGCTTTAACAGATACACCTGGACAAACAGAATCTAACTGGTCTGCAACTGAAACTAATATATGATATGTTCCTGAAAATGTAGCAAATAAAAGCATAGATATAGATACAGACAAAGCAAGTGATACAAAATATCCTAGCGTTAAATCAGTTTATGATTGGGCAACTTGATTATTCCAAACTTTAGCAAAAAAAGATGCGACAGGTTGATATGCTTGACTTACATTGTTTAAGATTAATTTTAAAAATATAGCAAATACATTTACTTCTTTCTTTACAAATGCAAATACAGCAGCAAGAACATATACTTTTCCTGATAAGGATTGAACTATAGCAACAACGGCTGATATAACTTGAACTAACAGTAATACAAATACTTGAGATGAAGATGCGACTTCAATAGCATCTATTAACCATTGAGCTACTGAAAAAACAACTTTAGTAAATGCAGATGAAATAGTTTGAATGAATAGTGCTGATAGTTTTTCATTAATAAGAACTACTTGGACAAATGTAAAAGCATTTTTAAAAACTTATTTTGATACTGTATATGTAAAAATAAATTGAGCCTTATGAACGCCTAGTAGTTGAACAGCTACAAATATAACTTGATTACGTGAATCAGGATTAACTTTAGCAGACAATACGACAAATAATATGACAAGTGCTAAGCATTGATTTGCTCCAAAATGAAATTGAAGCACGACTTAT